CAGACGAGCCAAAGCGAACTCGGCGAGTATAGAAGCGAGCGTACGCTGGGTGGATTCCTGGTGTCACTCCTGGGAGTAGCGACAATGTTCCAGATGGCTGAACCGTTGTTAAGCGGACAGATACTGGAATACTGTTCGCAGCAGAGAAGTTTTTGTCAAACTCTTTTAGCGCGACATATCCAGGGCTGAGCCATTCAAGTTTCTGTGGGTCACACTGCAGGATTCCAGTTACAGACTGTCCAAGGCGAGCATTCTTGTGCACGATTGAAGTCGTCTTTTCGTATGGATATTCCATGCGGGTGATTTGCTTTTGGACCTTGTAGAGAAGTGTTGAGATTTCAACAAACTGCTCGTAAGACTCAATGTTTGGCAAAAACAGTGTTGCCAAGTTGCACGACTCTCCATCAGCGAGAGCGATTTCTGCACACGGATTGAATCCCTCAATAGAGTTGTCAACATTCACTTCTCCAGCGCGTCCATAACGACGAGCGAGGCGACGATTCAGTAAGCCGTAAGGCTCACCAGTTCCGTCGTAGCCCTTCCAGAGTTCTGGTTGAATCTCTTCGTAGTAGTCGGCATAGATGCTGTTGTTGGAGTTCGCTCGCCATGCTGGAACATTTCCAGAACCCCAGTTCTTTGCGCGAAGGAAAAGAACATCATCTGGGTCGCCCATTGCGATTTGCGCAGAACGACGCGAAGAACCAGATACGACGATTCGGCCGATGATGTTGCAAATATCAAGAACATCAATTGAGCGCAGTTTCTTTCCAACGCGATTATCCATCACTCCGCAAATATCTTTAATTCCGTCAATCAATGCACCAGGGCCAGAAGCCGTACCACCGAATGTATTCAATGGTGCACCGTATTCGCGAATCAAAATTGTTGAGTAGGAGAAAGATTTCCCAGTATGGAAGTACGACTTCAGTACGGCATGCAGCAGGCGCTTCCATCCCTGTCGCGAATCTGGAACAATTATGTCGGCATCATTTGAACGCTCGTGGGTAATTGTCACTCCAGTTTTAACCTTTGGCAAATCATGGATTTTTGAACGCTCTACCGAGAAACCAACTCCACCGCCGAGCATCAGGTACTCAAACAGGAGTTCAAAGTCTTCAATCTTTTCAATGTTCGTGAAGTAGCAGTTGTTTAGGGAAGTTCCGTTGAGTTTCTTTACAAGCGGAGTTCCAAGTTGCCAGAGTGAGCGACCAGAAAAAGATGCCCGCAAGTTAAAGCAATGGTCAAATAGTTTTTGTGCTTCTTCATCGGTTAACTGAGCGCCAATTTCAATTGCGCCATTGATTACGCGCTGCAGGGTTTCATGCCAAAGTTCGGTGTCTCCGTTTTCCTTTTTGCGACTGTAGGTACGCAGGAAAACAATCTCGCCAAGGCCGTTAAAGCCCCATGGGGCTGATTTTAGGGAATACGAATCTACAAATGACTGGTCAAGCATGATAGGCCCTTATCTAATAGCGAGTGGTTAACGAGTTTACACTACCCGAAAATACTGAAAGGGTCTAAATTAATCCTAATTTTTCCGCTTCGGCGATTGGAATCTGTTTTCCTTTTGGATACACAAGAATTTTTGTCTTTGTGAAAGGTGTCAACATTATTTCTTCCCAAATATCTTCTTCAACTAAAACCGTTTGATTTAATTTCATTGATTCAATTTGATTGAAGCCTGCAATATGCTCTGGCTTCTTTGATTCACCAACGCAATCACCAGTTGGGTGCCCGCACACTGGGCATGGTTGCCTGTCGGCTCTTGAGAGTGGTATGTTCCCACCGACAAATGACTGCGAAAAACTATCCTGTCGGTAAAAGGTCATGTCAATAGTATACGCCCTCGTATCGGCTCACTCTTATAAGGTGTGGAAACCGTAGGGGTACACGGTGGTTCAATTCCACCCGAGGGCACTAAAACTCTTGGATGTGGAATCCAGTACTTAATAAAAGTTCCACCATCTCTTCGTCAAGATTATCCACAGGTTCTCCACAGGGGTACTTCAAAACTGTGTACAACATTTTTGGGTAAGAATATGTAGACACGACCTCAGCGGCATTTTGCGAGAATGACCTTAAATTACCCCAAATTACTTCGCGCCCAATTTTGTACTCATAGGGCATTGCAAACAGGTAGATGTCTGGAGTGTCCGAGCCAGGGCGCATCTCGCAATGCATTATCGTTAGGCACTCGTGTACATCTGGGTCGTTTTCAACAAATGCTTCTGGCAGCGGCTTTTCGTGTTTTTCGTTTGACACATACCCCTCAGCAATAAATGTCACCGCATCCATGCCCAGTTTTAAGCGGAACATTTTGACTAAATCAACGCACCTTAGGAATCTTTCCCCAGGCACTTCTTTCATGTACTGAGTGTCCAACTGGGCGCATATTTTTGGGACAGAATCGCGCCAGGCAAAGAAGTTGAAAGCCAGTTCCTCGCCAATTCCGTCTTCTTTGACGATTTGCCCCTTGGCAACCTGGGTCGCCGTAAGTGTCAATGCAATTTTTGAAAAACTATCTTCGTATAAATCCACCAACGAACACTAGCAATAGTTTCACCGCTGGTGGCGGATAATAGGCTAGGGTTCATAGTTATGGCAACTAAAAAGAAAACAGCAAAAAAGGCAGTTAAGAAGGCTCCAGCAAAAAAGGCTGCGCCAAAGAAAAAGGCTGCTCCACAAAAAGTGAAAGCAGAAGTGACCATTGAAGTTCCACAAGCAATTGAGGAAGTTCGTGAGAAACTTACCAACCAAATCAACGAGGCAATTGCAATTGCCGAACGCAAGGGCATCCTCAAGCGTCTTCGGAGTTGGTTGTCCAAGTAACCATGAGCAAGAACCGCCAATCAAAGACTTTTAGGTCGCGCATGGCGGGCATTCTTGGTATTTCCCCAACTCAAATCTCAGAGGACGACGCGAAAAAGGCTCGTAGGGCCTTTTCCCTGCATCGTGATGAGGTAAAGATTGCTCCACCAGACTTCATGAAGCCAGAATAGGGAATAAACCCCCGTTTCAGGGTTGTCATTTTTCATTTTTGCCTGTAGACAGTAACTAGTACTATCACTAGTTAACGAGGTAAAAAATGGCAAGAGTCCATGGCAACAAATCAATCATGAAGTTTGTAAGAGAAATTGAAAAAATTGGGTTCACGGTTATAAACAAGAACAACAAGTTCAAAATGTACCCAAAAAACTTCTTGTAAGAAAAAGCGGTGTTATTCCCCTGTGGGGAATGCCAAATTGATTGAAGACACATCAACAAACCATATTGTTTTGCCAAATCTGTCTTTTTTACTCTTAATTTCGCCGTTTGGGTAGTTGTTTTTAACCCATTCCGAAATTTCTTCATCGGACATGCCTAATGTTTTGTCAATAAAGCGATTCCATATTGAACTAGCGACTTTATGACGCGCCAATCCGCTCATCTCGCCTCTTCTTCTTCCATTGGACTGCCGTTAATTAGTTCTTCAACAATCAACTTCGCGTAACGACGACGCAATTTCCAGATTTTTCCGTTCAACTCAAGCATTGCTTGCGTATTGCGAGCCTTCTCTGTAATTTTTGAGTCGTAAAACCCGTACTTTGCAAACATGATTTCATCTAAATCGGAATTTTCAATCAAAATGTCCGAAATCCAATGTGCTCTGTCATCAATTGCCATCATCAGGTTGCAAAGACCCTCATACCCAAAGTCGTTATAGACCTTGTTGACGACCATACCGCAGTAATTAGAGCGAAACATTTCGTCTGACTTGCGCGCACTGGCAATGAAGTCACTGAGAAACGCCAAAAACTCGTCTCTGCTTGGAATTTCTTCCCCGTCATTAAAATCTGACATAGATATCCAATCTCGTTTGACAAAAATATTTGCGCGACATGAACATTATCGCATTACGCAATGTCAAACTAGCGAAAGAATAAATTTTTCAGATTGAACCTTGGTCTTTGAAACCCACGAGTACATGTTCATTGACGCATTTGCGCGGTCAAGCATGTCTGCATCGCGATAGTGGTCAAGATACTCGCCAATTGCATTAAGCATTGACCAGCCGTTTTCGCCGTACCCACCAGCATTGTTTGAGTTCTTGTAGATGTCTCTAACGATTGCCCAAACTTGCTCGCGATTCTCCTCTTGGCGCTGTGTTTCTTGCGTCTTTTTTGGGAAAGCAGTAGAAATGACTTTGTCAATTTTTACTGGATTCATTGGGATTGCGAGCAGTTTTTCTGCTGTGCGACTAAATTCTGCAGCCCACTCTGTAGACATGCGCAGAACCGTCTGTGCTTCTTCCATTGCAGAGTCGGCGTTACGGGTGTGGCGCGCCGTAAACACGCTCCTAGCGGCGTCTAAGCCTGCGATAACGGTGTTCTTGCATACAGCGCGAATTGAGGTGTTTGCAAAGGTGATTGGGGTCTTTCCGTTGTGCCCGTTGCGGACGAGAAGGAAGCGCTCAATCTGGTCATTGACTCCAGTCGGGTCAATAATCAGCCCACCCAAGTCAATACAGGCGAAGAATTCACGACCGCCGTCAAGGACTCCAACGGTGTCAACTACAGCGTCCCCTTTTGAAGCGCCAACCACATCCAGCGCACGGTCTAGGACCTCGCGATTTTGCTGAACAACAAAACGAGTGCCCACCGTTGACAGGCCATCAAATGTTCCGTTCGGATTAACTCGCACGGTGGCTCTAGAGTCGTCAATAATGACTGGGGTTCCGTCTGGGTTGCGCAACATATTGCCTTCTGCGTCAATTGCGGCCACGCTCGCAAGAACCACATCAAAGTCAGCCTGAGCCGCTACGAGCATCTGCTCTGCCGTGAGTGCGTCTTTGTCCATTGGCTTGCCTAGTCGGTGCCATGGGATTTCCCTATTTGAATACGCCATCTTGGCGCGTCCGTCTTTTCCGATTTCTATGTTATGTGCCATGCAGACATACTATCGGATAAATCTAGCGAAAGGCGGACTACATCATTTAGGGTTTTGGTAGTGCAATTATTGCGCTAGGGTGGGAATATGACCAATATCTATGAACTAATAGACGAATCTATTCAAAACTTGCTTTCTAGGTCTATTGCGGGTAAAAGAAACTTCATCAAAATCACCGAAGTCGTTGATTTACTGTTGCAAATTGAAGCACTAATACCTGAAATCATCATTGATGGAGACGAATTTGTCAAGTACTTTAAGGGAAATCCGCAGAAGTTGTAATCAGCCTGTAATTATTTGATAGACTAGATGTACTTGCGATAAAGATACATAGCGCGGTAATTACTAGGACGCCGCAGACATATCCACCGATAGCAGGAGAGAAAATTGAAAACAATTACTGGATGGGGAATTTCTTTACTTTTTTTCACCCTTGGCGTAGCAATACCAGCCGAGGCGGCATCAGTGCCGACAGTTGATTCATGGAGAGAACCCTCCCAATCAGCACAATTGTTACAAAAGCAAGACGAAAGACGAAAGACTTGGAAAAAGTTGGGACAAATCATTCTTCGCGAGTCGGGTGGTTGCCCGAATCGCATTGGTAGTTCCATTGTTGACGAAAACTGCAACATAACTGGCTACACCAAAGCAACGAATAAGTCGGACTCTGGTTTGCTCCAAATTAACGGCGTGAACTGGGATATAAGCCGAAACAAAAACGCCATTGCGTGCGTCCAGTTCGGCTTTTGCAAGCAAAAAGACCTACTTGACCCTGTCAACAACTTGATAGTTGGACGAGAACTATTCAGGCTCGCTGGCTGGGACCCATGGGACCCGTGCGCATGGGGTCCTGAATATGCACATAGATGCAAATAACTAGGTAGGCTCCAGCCATGAATATTCGTGGCGAAATCCTGGTTGATACAGCAAAAATCATTGACGGTGAGCGCAATAGTTCGTACGGCGAACCATTTGACGACTTCACAACAACTGCAGAGTTCTGGCAGACATACCTTGAACGCACCATTCATAGGCGCGGGAAGTTGGTTGTTAAGCCTCACGATGTGGCAGCGATGATGAACCTGCTGAAGACTGCCCGCCTCACATGGACTCCAGAAAATGAGGACCATTGGAAAGATGCAATTGGCTACTCTGCATGCGGCTGGGAGTGCGTAACAAAAGAAGCCGATGAAAAGTGAGTGGTTATAACCCTGGCTTTGATATCAGCCCCAATTTTGATGCTGACCTTGCGTTTGGTCAACAAGGTGAAGAGTCGGTAAAGAAGTTTTTCCAGAGTCTGATATCAGGTTCAAGCGAAGTAAAGACCGATAGATATCGCAATGGCAGAATGGTGGTAGAAACAGACCAAAACCCGTATAACAGAGGGTGGAAAAAGTCTGGAATCAATGTAACCACGGCGCAATGGTGGGTCTACATCTACTCGCTTGGCGAAGCGTTTGTGATTGTTTCGGTTGAGCGGTTAAAGCGGTACTTACGCGCTAATCCAGGCCGTTTCAACGAGGAAACAAAGGGTGATTTTGCTCGTAACTCAGACAATCCAACACGAGGTTTCCTGCTTGAACCAGACGAAGTGATGGACATGCTATACAACAACAGGTACGACTGAAAATATGGCTTTTGATTATGTGAATTCCTTCTATGAAGGTGGAACTTGGGCTAAAAAAGTAGCGCGCCGACTGAATGACAACGGTGTTCGCTGCCGCGCAACTGAAGTGCAAATTGCCAAGAGCAATGAAGAGCGCGAATTTATGACTAAGTACGAAAAAGACATTGTTTTTGACTGGTCCGAAAACTGTCTTGAAGTCAAATCATCAACCAGGGACTTCACTGACGATGTTCTTTCTTACCCATTCAATTCTCTTTTTGTTGATACCGTGTCTGGCTACGATGCAAAGGTCAAGAAACCAGCAGCATATGTTTTGATTTCACAAATATCTCACGGCATAGTTTGTATCTCCCCAAAGACATATGACAGGTGGAGAAAAGTCAGCGCATTTGACAAAAAACGAGAAATAAACGAGTGGTTTTATAGCGCCCCAAAAGATATTCTTATCCCATTCAGCACTCTTGTTGAGTTTTTAAATAAGAAGCAAGATGATGGGTGGTGGGAGTAAAAATGTACGAAGCAGAAACAGAAAAGTGTGGAGTTTCCTGGTGTGATGTTTACGACATGACGCCATGGAAGGCTCAATGTTCCTACGAAGGAACTGGTAAGTGCGGTGCACAAGCAGAATACGAAACGAGGGAAATGATGGATAAATCAAAAGTAGCAAAAATGGATATGGAAACATTCCGCCAACTGAAAGACGCAGAGAACGAGCGCGACAAGTGGAAAGAAATCGCCACCAAACTGACAAACAATGAAGTTGAAGGCTGGGAATCTGAATCAGAAATCATGGCAAAGAAAGCGCTCAGTCTTGAATTTGAACGCGACCGCTGGAAAGCAATCGCTGGCCAAGCGCGAGAAGAGACGGAAAAGTGGTGCAATCTTGCTGGAGTCATGCATCAGTACTTGGTTGAAGGCAATCCACACGATGCGATGGAGGTTTACGAACAGGCGGCTCAGAAATGAGCGAGAATTTCGCAAAAGAATCATTTGACAGATTGAAGAGTTACTCTGATGACCTATCAGAGCGACTTCGGTTACGAGATGAATGGAAGTTGCGTCACCCCGACCATGATTCCAAGCAGTACAGGCAAGACCAGCGAACCTGGTGCGACGATAACGAAACAGAAGGCAACCCTGAAAAAGAATATAATTTTCAGAGTACTTTTGACCCAAATGATTATGAGCCCGATGTGTACGACACCCTTTCTGCTCAACGCTTCAATGATTTAATGCTTGTTGCACTTAAGGCATACGAAAAGGCGACAATCAATGACTGAAATCACTTATGAAGATTTTTTGGACAGAGTCAAAAATCCTGTCAGTAAATGCCTCATGCACGATGATGCGACAAATGCGGCAAATTTGATTGAATTATGGCGAAAAACGGCAGTCAAAATGAGTTACTGGGCGGAATTCAAGGATTTTGATGCAATGCGCCACGAATACGAACATGCGTATATGCTTGAAAATTGACATCTACAGGGGCGATGCGATTAATAACCGCATGGTTGCTCAGCATGTACTACGCTTGCCGTTCCCAGGAACCGACCTCAAAGAGTTTGTTTATTGGGCGGAATCAACCCTGAATGACTGCATCAAGAAAGCCGAAAATCCATATGGCAAAGAAGAAGTACTCTCATAACCATTTGATGATTAATGCCGAGACAGCATTTCCTATCACCAGTAAGTGGCAACTGCGCAAGTTCCTCAAGGGTATTGCCGAAACCATCGGCGTTCACCGTGTCGGCGGTACGCGCGTGCGCTACAGCAAGCGCGCGGGCGCGCGAGGGCTCATCGGCTCGCTCATGCTGGATACCTCGCACATCTCCATCCATATCTTTGACGAACCAGTCCCAGCACATGTACGGATAGATGTTTATACATCTAATAGCATGGATGTTGAGTTGACTATACTCAAGATTGTCAATGACCTAATTCCACCTACCCCTGCGTCCCCTTACGGCATACCAGACATGCCAGCAACTCAAGTGCTGCTCAAACACGCTCGCGACTTTGGGTATCCAATCGGATACATCCAAGAGCAAAAGGGTGCTTTGATTCAGAACCTGCTGCCAGTCAAAAAGAATGAGACCGAGCAAATCAGTTCATCATCTAAGGCTGAACTGGCTCTGCATACAGAGACGGCATTCCACCCGTACAAGCCCTCATACCTTCTCCTGCTGTGTTTGAGAGGTGACAGCGCGGCGCATACTACATATGCATCTCTTAACGAAATCATGGGAAAACTATCCCCTGAAACTATAGAGATACTAAAACAGCCATGGTTTGAAACAGGCATAGACCCATCATTCAAAGAAAATGGTGCAACAGATGCAAAGTTCACTATGTCAGTACTGCAAGACAATGGCAAAGGCTTGGAACTCGTATACGACGATACGGTCATGTCGGGGAAAAATGAAGAAGCAAGCCATGCCCTAGAACTACTGCGAGAAGCGGTCAACAACTCTATTGAATCCATTGTGCTTGAGTACGGGGACCTGCTGGTGCTCAACAACCGAATCAGAGTGCATGGCAGACGACCCTTTGCAGCCAGATACGACGGAACCGACCGATGGATACAACGCGCACTAGTGGTGGACTATCCGATACCTGCGGACCAAATAGAGGGCCATATCATCACCACCGTGCTTTAGGTTTGGATAAATCTATTCAGAAAATGCGGCACCAAATTTGTGTCATATGCGCCCCCACACAGCCAGCACATCTCTGGAAAGTTGACGGGGCTTCTGCCCTGCTCTCGGGGTCGGCTAGGGGTGGTAGTGAACACGGTTATCCACAGGCGAACGCTTGTTCGTATGGTTATCCACAGCCTTGTGTGTATAGTGTGTGTATCGTGCCTAGTTATCCACAGCCGAACGCTTGTTCGCACCGAATTGTAAGGTCAGACTAACGCTTGTAAGGCACGCCTAACACAGCGTAGATATATCACAGAAATCGCATAGAAAAGTTACACAAATGTCACACAAATAAGCGTCTAAATACTTGACACATACACGCCTAGACGATAGTGTTACCACCTATAAGGAACAACCACAAGGAGAACCACAGTGTCACAGTCCATTACCTCAATGCTTAGCCAGATGAAAAAAGATGAACTAGTACAGCACGCAACGAACCTAACGGTTTCTTACAACGAACTACGCAACGAACACGCTTACCTTGCTAGGCGAGTTGAGTTCTTAGAGAACGAACTAGCAAGAGCAACCGCATAGCGATACCACATAGGCAGTGTGTATGACCCCACGATACACACTGCCTAGTAGGTACACGCCTAGTAGGTACACACACCATAGGCATAGGCACACAACATAGTGTCTTAGTATGTCGCACGCTTATTGTTTCACTAGCGTCGCAAGCGTCACGGGTAGTCTTACGGGTAACTCATAGTGTGTAATAGCGCAGTATCCCTATGAGATAATCTAGTTACCACCGATAATCCGTTCAGCCGTTAGGGATATATGACGCAGTTTGAGTTTGACGCTAAGGCAGGTAATCGTGCGCTAAGGAAACTTGGCGGTTCTATTGGTCGTGGTGGTGGTCGTGGTGGTCGTGGCACGCTAGGCGGTATGAACGAACGCTTTGACCCTAACGCAGAGGACGGAGATGGCGACGGTTTCGTACAAGACAGTACGCCCTTTGAGCGCCCTGCCACACCTAGCGCACCTAAGTTGCCTACTACTACGCCTACAGCGAGTAGCGACGAAGGCGTCACGGGTAGCCCTAGCGGACTTGTAAGCAGAAGGGCAATCAGTAAGACTAAGGCTAAGGTACGCAAGCGTAAAGGTGACAAGCCGATAGGACACCCTAAGTGGCTACACGGTAGAACGCCAGAGGAAATAGCACGCTTAGTAGTGCCGTCAAATATGGATGAAGCGAGAGACGCTTACATATTGTTCGCAGCAGGACAGCGTTCAGCATACGCAAGTGACGACGCATACGAAGCCGCTAAAGAGTTGGCTGATAGCCAGTTTCGGGATATGGAAATGATGGACTTCCTGAACAAGCGCAAGTTAGAACGAGGCGAAATAACTCAGGCGCAATATATTGAGCCAGACTTTGAGCCAGAAACTATCGCACGGGTTAGAGCGTTGGTACAGAAGTCGTTAGAGACAAGCCCACTTCATTACTGGGTCGTTCAGAACTTTGGTCACCCGCAAGTAGTAATGAATAAGTACGGTCACAACACCACCGACAACTGGATGTTTTACTCAACGCACCAGAACATTATCACTATGACGCCAGAGAGTTTAGACAGGGCAGGCGACAATGGTTTCGCAGAGTTTTACACGATAGAAGGTATTTACGGCAGAAGTCACGCAGACCCAACTAATGAGGGAAGCCTACGCCACGAATACGGTCACTATATTGACGAACTAATGAAAAGGCGTTTCCAAGCGTCACGGGTAAGAGAAATCGCAGATGTCAAGCGACACGACCCTATGTTTGACGACAACGAAGATAATCCGAGAAGCGCAGAAAGTTCAGAGGACTTGCTTGGGTTTTTAGTGTTCGCAGAAAAGGAAACTCCGAAATGGAGTAGAGGCGCACGCAATGACGCCCGTGACGGCAGTTATCTTTGGGTAGACAGTCATTACGCAACAGATGCCCCTTGGGAAATGTTCGCCGAAGCGTATTCCGCCGTAGTACGACCAGACCAAGACAGTATTACCGAACTAGTCAATGACTTTACTTACGACTACTTTGCCGAACTATTAGGACTAGAAAAAAAGCGTCGCAATAACCGAAAAACAGACCCACGGGCTTACAACTCGCAATATCTAGTACCACCGCAAGACCGTCTGCCTAACGGACTAGCGCTAGAGCGCAAGCCACGACAGAACCAGAACATTCTGCCAACGACGAATGGCGTAGATGTCGGCGACCGACTACACGACCTACCGAACCCTACGAGTATCTACGACGGTCGTGGTCGTGAGCGTCTACTCACCGTAGGCGACCACCGTTTCTATGACCGTGCTACGCCAAGCGTTCACCTCATAGGCGACACAAGCTTAGATGGTCGTGCGAAACTCGGCGCTAGTCGTTTCGTCACAGACGATACGCACTCCGATATGACACGGGCGCTATCAGCAGTAACGCTAGGTTTCCCGCTTGACGACTTTAAACTACACGGAAACGAAACACCCAACGATATAGAGATGTTGCGAGGCGTTATCACAGGTAATGTTGCCAACCTACCTAAAGATGACCGTGACCGTGTAGAGCGTGCTATGAATGACGCAGTAAATATTGCCATAGGCATACAGCGTTCAGAGCCAACGACCGAGAACCTTTATCGTGCCGTACCAATGCTCCAAGCACAGTTTGAGCAAGCGTTAGCAGTAGACGACGAGTTTCCATTACCCATAACAGCGTTCACAAGCAAGCCAAATATGGATTATTCAGTGAACCTCACGCTACGGGCGGGCGCACGGGCGCTAGAGACAGATGACGACAACTGGCTAACGCAGGGAACATTCAGGGTCGCCAATGTGGAAGAAAGAGACGGGACTCTGTTCTACGCGCTAGAACACACCGAAACATACGACCCACGACACGACGCTATGCGACCAGTAGCCGACGGAAGCGACGACCCTCGCACTTGGCGTGCCCGTGGGCTTGCTAGTCGTCGTTACACAGATGACGAAGCAACTGCTATGGACAGAGACAGAGGGCGACGCTTAGAGAGTATTGTTCCAGCCGAAAAAGAACCGCTAAAAAACATATTGCGCCGACTGTTCTATCCAAGTACAGAAGCAGACAAAGAGGAAGCACGCTCCATTATTGAGCGCACTCAACTACTCGTACAAGAGCGCATAAATAAGCGTCTCTCTCGTGTTGCCGAAGTTATTTACGGTATCTATGGAGATGAAAAACCGTGGAAAGAGGGCGTAGAGGCGTTTCGCAAGTACGACGCAATGCGTGAGGAGATAGACAGCGTCTTGTCTAAGTTGGCAAAAACCAATAAGGAAGCATACTTGGCAGATTCAGCCAAACAGCCAAGGTTGGTGCCAGACCCTGATAATCCTGGTCGCATGATTCCAGGTCGTGGGTCAAAAATTGCCCCAGAACCACGCATTACAGCAGAAATGATAGATGCGATACTTGACCGCATTGACCGAGGCGAATTAGAACCAAGAGTTTTTGACAGAGAACCTGGCGCTGTAGGTGGCTCGCTCTATGTGGACCTTGCCGAACTATCCAAAGAAGACATTGACGCTCTACGGGTGATGCGTGACGCCATGTATGAGATGCAAGACATGTACCTCAACGAAAAATCAGTCATGCTTGACGGAGAAGAATATACTTTTGCGACACGAGCGAACACAATCGTTCGTGACGGCACTTCGGGGTACGGAATGAGTGGGCGAGCCCTCTATATGAGTGGCGAGATTTTTGACGCACAAGGCAGAAAAGTAACCGAAAGTTGGGGCAGAACGCTTAGGTTTGATACTGGAAGCATTAGCCTACTCAACGACACGCTGTTTATCGCAGAAGCGTATAAGAGCAAAGGCATTGCGGCACTTATCAACAACCATGCGTTCCTATGGGGCAAAGAGCATGGGAACATGTCGGTCACCCTCCATACCGCAAGTTCGGGGCCGTTCGTGTGGGTGCGTTCTGGTTTCCCAGTACGAGAAGGAAGCACACACAACGCAGTCGTTGATGGGCTCTTGCCACGACTAAAGGCACAAGTAAAGAAGTACCAAGACGGACTGCCATCTATCATTGAGAACGACGACGAAGCACTGCGTGTAGCCGCTTGGATACAGATTGCCGAAGACAGACCGCATAAGGCAAGCCTCGTAACGCTCTACAACTCATTTGATATTGACGATAGAGAGCGTGGGAACGATTTAGCAGTGTATCTTGCCGACGCTCTTGACCCTGCAAGCGGAGAACTAGTACTTGACTTGGGTGAAGCGCCTACTGACCACCTGCCATACCAAACGATTATTGACGACCCAACCAACTTCATACGAGCATGGCGCAATAGTAAAGACGGAACTGTTGATACCCCAGTGCAGAGGCAGCGACACGCGCTTGATATTAGGGGCAATACCATTAACGAACCTATTGACGAGAAAACCACATCTCTACTAGCAAACATCGCAAACGAAATTGACAGTTCTCCCGTACAGCGTGACCGTAGTCCTGTTAATCACATTGATAAAGAGTTGCCTTTTCTTCTTGAAGCCACTGGCTACAACTTGCCGCCGCAATTAGCAACAGAAGAAGAATTTGTTGCGCTGATATCACAAAACTCAAATGGTTTTCCAACTCATAGGGTCGGTCATGTCGTTCCAATAGGCACGAAGCCAGAAGAAGCCATGAACGCCGCACGGGCAACGCTTTTTAGCGACACACCGCCATTCGCTGGTAGAGCGGGAATGCAGGTAGACACACGGGCTGAGTCAGGTATTGCGTTTATCTCTGGCGAAGTTACCAAATCATACGACCCAGATAAAATTCCGTCAGTCTTGGTAGCCATTCCTCCTTCCGCACGCTTAGCAAAGAGGAACGAACTTCGTGACGCCCGCATATTCCTGCAGAGCATTGACCTTGAACAATTCAAAAAAGCAATTGGATATAAGCGACCGCTAGACCGAGATGACCTGCGAGTCAGAAACATGAGAATCCGCAGAGAGATACCAGAACTATTTTCTGACGAAACCAGAAATGATATAGCGATGGCTCTGTCGCGCGCGCTAAGCATTAACGACCAAATCGGAGAAGACCCAGAAGCAGATTCCAACCTTAAAAAAGCACGGGATTTAATCCTCAATGCAAACGAAGGAACTCTTGCAGTCCTGCTTGGGTATGACGGGTACGAAGACACATTGGTGGGAAGAATCACGATGCTCAACAGACGGGGCGTCGTAGCGATGGACACGGTCAAGAACCCAGTTGAAGCAGCGAAGTTGGTTGCAACAGTCAAGGACGAAAACGACAGGCCTATGCACAACCAGTTCTTGCGTAATCCATCAGATATGGACTCAAAAACGCCTTGGTACGAACAGGGTATGCCACTTTTTGCGCTTAGAAATACCCCTTATAATCGTGAACGCGAAGCAGAACGAATGCGACGCAACAGTTCGGCTGCGACTCCAGCACCACCACCATGGACTGGTCTTGCTTCACGGCGTCTCGCATCACAGCAAGGTCTTGCGTCACGACGCATAGACGAGGCGACCGAGAAAGAGCGTGCAGACGCAGTCAAAGAAGTGTTGGAACTCATTGGCGAAGACGCATACACGCTAGACCCAGTAGAAATGGAATCGTTTAGGGCAAAGGTCGTAGATAAGTTCGTCAAGCGCCACGAGAAGCGCATGGAGAAACTTGGCAACTTCTTTAGCAAAATGTATGGTGGCAAGACCCCATGGGTGGAGCGCGGAAAAACATTCAGGGACGATTGGAAAAAGGCAAACGCAGGTATGGCGGCGCTCAACAACACGCTAGATGCTGCCGTCAAAGATTACAACGCTAAGTTCAATAAGGCTTACGACATAATCAACTGGGCTAACAATCAAAGCACACGCGACTACGCAGTACCTCATATGACTATTGAAGATATTGAGTCAATGCTTGAAAACGGAATTTACCCAATGAGGGTGCGCGACAACTTGAAATACAGGGAAAACGATGGTTGGGGTTCTGTCCCAGTAAAAGTAGACCTCACACCACAAGACAGGGAAACACTTGAATCCCTCCTTCGTAGCACGAAGTACATCAACGATATGTTCATGGGCGGCACGAATATCCCAGGAAGCGATGTCAAGATTGAGTCAAACCCGCAGAAGTATCGCAACACCTTTGACTTCGTAACGATAAAGCGGGACGATGCTGGCCGTTTCAAGTTCCATATCAACGGGATTCTTGCTGACAAACAAGGGAAAACAATCGGCTACATTGAACGCGAAGCGTCATTTGACTATGGTGATAAGCCACGATTCACTCTCACCTATTTCACAGTCAACGAAGAATACAGGTCGCAAGGGGATTTCGGGCTAATCCCATACCACTCGTTCGTATGGGGTAAGGCAGCAGGATTCCAGTCAGCATACGGAGATGCCGCTATGGACGGTGTTCTTGTTTGGCCGAAACTTGGTTACAACGCAATATTCGGTTCGGCAGACCCACGAACTGGTTTGACGCGCATCAGCGAACACGATGTTCAAGAGACGACATCGTTGTTTAGAAGGTACATAAACGACTTCATCAAGGGCAAGGGTCAAGGTACTGGTCTTATTTACAGCAAAGAAGAAGCAGCGCGACTCACTTGGTGGATGCGCGACCTTGAGGAAACAGGTTTACTAAACCTCACCACCCTACTCAACCTCTTTGATGACGACGCCATACCCCAAGAAGTTACCGAATACGATACTGAACGCGCACGGGCTATTGGCAATAGGAGAAAAATTCTCAACAAGTGGCTTGAGAATATGGCTGGGGACAATAACTGGCAACTTGAAGTAGAGATGCCCCTTGACAGCAAACTCATTCCTGATGACCCACAGTCAATCGTTCGCCGATACGCCAACGCAACACCGCGGGGCCTCGCGTCGGGCCGCACGCCAAACAACGACTCTGACTTCATACAGCCTGGAACTCGCTTGTGGCAGTGGCGCAAACCGCTAGAGACACAAGAACACATGAAGTCATTGCTTCAGGAGTACAAGGCATCTCGCAAGCGCGCACGCGAACTTGAACAGCAAGCCATTGAAGCAGAAGAAGCAGGTCTTCCATACGAGGCACTTGACAGAAAGTTCTATGAAGCAGATGAGATTGCCAACGACATTGAGGCACGCCTTGATGCAATGGTTCGTACTGCCAACTACTCACTCAAGAAGATGATTCACACGCGCGCGCAGGTAGAAGCGGCACGCAAGGTTCTAGACGAAATGAATGACCTGAATGCTGATACCCCTGAGCAAGCAGCAGAAGCACGCCGCAGACTCCGTCAAGTCATTGATAATGCTGAACAGCAGTTAGATGACGGTCTTGATGACGCTTGGTTGTACTCAAAACTAATTGAAGAAGCAGTCACGGGCGATTGGGACGACCCAGACCAAGACTTCATTGACACGCCAGATGTCTACGATAACGACAACTACAAGGACAGAGTACGAAGCATACTCAGCGACCTACAAGATGAGTTTGGGACATTGCTCTATGGAGATGATGATGATGCAGAGTTCCTTGCAGAAGAAGACCGCTTGTCGTACTCATCTTCACGCCGTCTGGAGGAAGTCCCGCCATCGCAACTGCGCAAGATACAGTCAATGATGCGTCTCGCAACACACAAGAACACACCTGAGAGCGAAGCACGGGTTGCAGAGGCTATGGCTGTCGCTGCGATGCGTCGTTACCGACCAGACCTTGCTAATGATGCTGCGTTTATGCGCTCACTAGGCAAGATGACTGGCGGGCGTGGAGAGAAATCCTTGACACGAGAGTCGCGCACGACTAAAGTAAGTCATGCGTGGGTATCTTACGCAACTAAATCATTCATCAACGAACAGCCGTTAGAAATGAAGGGCGTACATACCAAGCCGATACTTCGCAACCGACTGAAGCGAGAGATACTCAATGGTTCAGAAGGCGGAGCATCAGGAAAGTGGACGACGCGCAAAGCAAAACTCCTTGCCAAGAAGTACCGCGAGGCAGGGGGCGGTTACAAGACTGAACGGGCTTCGCGCAAACAGCGTACGCTTGCAAACTGGAGCCAAGAGCGGTTCGTGTCCAACGGTAAACAACGGGGCCCTGGGGCCCGCTACATTGGCGCACCACTGGGTGAAAGTAGGAAGAAGAAATGAGTCAAAAGATTTATGACTACTACCGTGAGTTGTCCAACTACCCACCCCTGACTAAAAAGAGCATGTCTGACAAGTACATAGCACTACTTGACCAGTACGAATTGGAAGAAGCAAAGAAGAAGTACAAGAAATATATTGAAGAAGCGCGCATCTACTGGCTTCGCTCACATAAAAACCCTGTTACAGCGTTCTTTCTTTACTTCCGCGATAACGAAGATGAAGACGAAAAGGACTACTTCGCCCCTCGCAAGTAACTCTACTTGAGGCGTGTATTACACTTATTGCAGAATTGAGCCCACGGGTAAAATCTACGCATGTTCATCGGGTGCGTGCAACCAATTAGTTCTTCCGCGCGCGCATTGATTACTTCCCTAAAGAATTGAGACATTGGAATACCAAGCGTGTCCGCTGCCTTCTTCCAACGAGCCTTCTCAGCCTTGGTTGTACGAATCAGTACTTGGTCGCTGGCGGGGCCGTCGTCTTCCTTGATAATACTGGAGACTGTTGGTTCAATCGTCTCGGCTACTTTGTCCATCGCCGATTTCAAGTTGTCCATCTCTTCTGGATTCGTTTCCATCTCGCTCATCTTCTATCACCTCTGCGTCAACAATAGTGCCTTCACCTAGCATTTTGGAGACAGTATCGGCTGGTAATACACCAGATGCACCCATGAGAGTAAGGAGTGCGCGTGCTTCCGACTCTGGGTCAAATGCAGAAATGCTCTTTTGCATGCCTTCTTGCCCAGCAAGTGTCGCACGGATAGGTGTTTGACCAACCTGCGTGATGTCCATGTTGACATTCACATTGTTCTGTTCCATACCAAGCAACTTTGAACGCCTATCCATAATAGATAAAACCTGTTGCACGGCTTTCATGTCGGGTTGGAACTGGACCTCAGTCCCGTCATCTTGAGTCTCTTTGCGATGTTGCGTAAGGGGCCAAATAGCGGCTTGCAATCCGTCTAGACGCTCCAACTCCATTCTTAGAACCTCTGGATACGCAAGTGCTGTCTCTCGGTTGAGTTTCTCCAACTGACGGCTTATTGCTGAACCCACGATTCTTGTGGATACATTGAAGCGACGGGAGATTTCGGATACAGAAACGCCTGCTTGACGCATCTTGAAAATGCGCGCATCTCTTTCTGCAAGGAACTCTTTGCTAAGTATCGGCTTATCGCTCATAATGAATGGTTTGCAAACTCCACGACCTCAAAAGGGAATCGTTTCCCTCTCTTTATTCTAGTAGGCCATTGGCGTTCGTCACGAGCACCTCTAAAGTGTCGCACATCGTAGTGATATGGCATTCCAGTCATGTCGGGTTGCAAGGAGACACCGAACTCGGGCCAGCGGGACCACACGGCTGAGCCGAACGGGCGCAGTTCTCGTGAAGTCATAGATGTTCCAAGCGGAGCGTGGTGTTCCAGCCAAAGCGCGCACTTGAATACATCACGAATCGTGTCTAAATACCGTGCAACTTCAATGGCTACTGCTTCAGATGTACGACCGCCTGGGTCAAGGAACGCCTTGTACAAAGGACCCATAATCAAAATGTCGGGTTGAATATTCTCCAAGTGCTCCTCAAGAACAGCCCTATCGTCCAAGCGCAATAGGTCAAGACCTTGTGGTTTGACGAGTAGATGAGACTGATGATTCTTGGTGTGGGACACAGCGGCCGCAGCCCCGTAAATAGAACGAGAAGTTCTACGAATGATTCGTTCAGGGTTTTCCAAGTCAACAGTGAGCGTGGTCACTGGCTTCATCGGCTGGTAGGTGAACGGGTGCACCCCAGCGCCAGAACAAATCGCCACCTGTCGCGCAAGCATCGTTTTACCAACGCCTTCCGCTGCTACAACAATTACTCGCTCCCCACGCTCTAATAATCCTGGGATTACCCAGTCGTATGAATCGTCATCTGATTCATTTACGAATTCGCTCCACGCAACAAGACGACCAGTGTCTATCGGCTTGGTTGATGAAGTCCTCGCAATTAATAATTCCGCTTTGAGAAGTTTCTGTGTATCTGAAATGTCGGAACGCTGTAATAACTCGGTGATTGCTGTAAGCGCACCTGACTCTGGGGTCGGGGCTTCCTCTTCCAGTCGTTCGGGTGATTCTTCAACCACATCACTCGCTTGATAAGCAACCAAATCGTTGATAGACCCACCAGCACCAAGATGGTCCGTAATGTCTTTACCACGGGTGCAAGTCCATACTTGAACATCGCAACCAGCCTCCTTTAGTTCTTCGTAAACTGACTCTGCGTGCTTTGTTCCTGCTGCGTCTTTGTCGGCGACAATGTCCACCGTCGCTCCAGCGAGAACTTCTGTATGTATTGGCAACCATGTACCCGCCCCATTGGGCATAGTCGTAGCACATATACCCATTTTGATGAGAGTGTCTGCATCTTTTTCTCCCTCTACTACCCAAATCGGTTCGCCGTTGGCTACTGCTTTGACAACCATTGGCAAGTTGTACAGTACCCGAGGGGTGTCACCTAGTTTGTATGACCAACCACTTCCATCTCGTTTGCGTTGACGAAATGTCTTTTCGCCTCGCTCATTAATGTACCTGAGTTTCTCAAACAGGAGAGTCCCGTTCGCATCAAGATACCTGTATGTGGCAACTAGTTTCAGTTCCTCTTTCTTTTTAGGTGGATAGAGGTCTGCCATAGAGATACCCATACTCTCACATGCCTTTGCTGTGTCGCAACGACCTGCGTGGCAGTACATAACGACTTTTCCACTCTCTCCCTCTGATACAGAGAATGATGGGTTCTCGTCGTCGTTCCTGCACGGGCACTTCGCTTGGAAACCGTCACCGACACGGACTACTCCCTGCAAGCGGGATAGGACATTGTCCAGTTGGGGGGAAATTTGGTTCACGAAGCCATCTCTATGTACTTACGAACTGCCTCTGATTTGAGGAATCGCTTTGCATAGGACTCACGAAGAATCATTGATGTTTGTGAATTCCTGCGACCAATGCCGTTGATGAATACTTTGCCCTCACGCAAGCACTCAATGTTGTGTCGTGCACGCAAGTAAACCCGCTCTGCTTCTGAAGCACCACCCCAAATACCAAATGGTTCTGCGTGCAATGCGTACTCAAGACACTTTAGTTGGATTGGGCATGAATTGCAAATGCTGATGGCTTGAGCGATGCGTTCGTATTCGGCCGCGCGCTGAGCCCCGTTCATATCTGGAAGATTACGAGGAAACCAGAGGCTTCCATCATGTTCTTTGCAAGAGGCGTTTGAGAAATCAGGATAGTTGATATCTACATTTCTCGCTTGATACGCAATCCTCGTCTTGTGGTAATCGCCCTTTAGTGTCTCGCCTTTTTCGTCTTTGAGGTAGCGACGAATCCGTTCTTTGCCACATCCCATCAATGTCGCAATAACTTCAATCTGCGTTTTTTCCGCACGATACTTGTCAATCAATTGCTTCTCTTCATCCGAGAAGACTTTCCGCCGCGACAGTCCCGCTGGCAAATCTGTATCAGGCATAAGTCCCCCTTGTGGTCGCAATTAGTTGTCGGCTATCCTACGCACTTCTGCACCCGATAACCAAATGACTGCTCCACTTATTTGTAACTTTCCTGTGACATCTACAGCCGTGACATCAACCTGTTCAAGTGGGACACGAAACTCATGTGAGAGTTTTGCTCGCACTCTGTCAATCTCTGTTTCCGACTTCAGCAACTGCGAGTCGTAGTCGTCGGGCATCGGGGCTGGGTTCGCCAGGGCCCTAATTTCTATTTCTTTTGCACTTGTTCTCAAACACCAAGCACAAGCAATCTTTGGAACTGTTGCTTTGCGATTTCTTGTTTCAGTATGACCACACTCAAGTATGTGTTCGTACATAACTTTTCCCCATGTGCCGACTTTACGGATTTCTTTTATCCTGCGGCGAGGGGCTTTGCGATGTTCGGTTGTCATAGTTCTCAATAACGGATACTATTACACATATAAATAAAAAAACCCCCTGTCTTGCTATCCCGTAGCAAATTAACAGGGGGATTTTTAATTACTGATTAAATCAGAATGGTTCGTCTACTTCGTTGCCCGTTGCTACTGCAGGACGGGTTCGTGGTGAAGCCGAGTTCTGTGGGCGTGGTGCACTCTTTTGCCCACCAGCCTGAGCCTGACGACGAGTAACCCCCTCAATTGAGCGAGTTGCAATACCAATTTCGTCTGCAATCAAATCAACTGCTGATTTCTTTTCGCCGTCTTTTTCGTATGTGCGCTGCTCCAGACGCCCCGTCACTACGACTCCAATTCCCTTTTCAAGAACCTTTGCCGAGTTTTCTGCGAGGTAACGCCATGCAGTCACATTGAAGAAGGAAACTTTCTCCTGCTTTTCACCAGACTGGTCGGTGTAGTTGTAGTTCACTGCAACTGAAAATGCCAAACGGGCAACTCCAGAGGCTGTGAAAGTGAGTTCGGGGTCTTGTGTGACATTACCCGAAATGGTCAGGTTTGCTGTTGACATATCGTCTCCTTAGTTATGCGTGAACCCTCAGCCTAGCAGCGGGACCCCCGCGTCGCAACTACTGTTGGGAGAAAGGAACAGCACTCAACTGATTATCACGAGGACTAAGTCTCGCCATAAATGTTCCGTCTGTTCCGACTTCAGTTACTCTGATTCCAAGAACAGCAACTACGAAGTCAGCAAACTCTTCTGCGTCTCGTAATTCTTCTGCGGTTGGATTCGCTTCGTCTTCTGCCGTCAGCATGACCATTGAGTCGTGCAATGTTTGTCGTACTTTGAGTTGTGCTTCGTTTGGTGTCATGTGTATACCTTACCCGTTATTGCCCCAAAACCGAACATGGCGCCATGGAGTCCCGCCGTGCGAATGAACTCAAGGTAGCCATGTGGAGTGGGACGATTTCTTCCATTGTTCCGTAACCGCCTGCCATGACGATTACCGTTGGCTTGTCACGCAATGCTTCTGCAACCATTTCCTCACGGGCTTTCACGCATGATGGAGATATTGCTGGGTAGATGTCTACGCCTGCGTTGTAGAAAACGATTTCGGTATCCGAGGCAATGTGTTCCAATGCCTTTTCTACTGCGTCCAAGTACTGCCTGTCCTTTTCGGCTTGTGGTGCTTTGCCGTGTGAAGAGGTGACAATATCCAAGTAGTCATTCTTGCTTGTCGGTCTGTAGGTGTCAAACGGAGATGTAGACACATCTACTTGATTTATCAAGTTCCTACGGAAGCCACGCTCTTGCAAGATGTACTTGTATGTTCCACCGCCACAATGAGCGTCCAAGTCAAGAACTGTAACTTTGCGCTTGAACTCTTGACTAGCAAAGATTGCGCCGATAGCCAATGAATTAACAGTGCAATAACCTTCGCCCATTCCAGGCCCCGCGTGATGCATTCCGCAAGACAATGACACGGATACCCCACCTTCGGAGACGACATCTACCACTGCCTGCATAATGCCCGCAGTTGAGTTGATTACCATTGGCATAAATCCCTCGTCCCAAGGGAATCCGTTTGATGAAGCCAAGTATGACGGCGTGCCAGTCATGAGCGCATTGTAGTAATCGGGTGTGATGTTGTTCTTTACCCATACATGCGCCATAGGCGTCATTGACTTTGGGTCTTGTAAGTCGTAAGGAGAAATGAGGTTTGCACGAATTGCGTCAGCAATGAACCGAGACTTCTGAAATGTCTCAAAGTCCACTTCTGTTCCGTTGTACTTATCGTTATGGTAGATATTCATGGGTCTACCTTACCCGTTATAGTGCAAAACCACAACCTAGGGCTAACGGTACAAAGGAGGGGAAAACCGCTAACTCAGGTTGTGGCTTGCTTTACGAGTTTATCAAGCAGTTTGGCGTACGCTGTCAAACTCCGAACCGTCCCGCTCCCAAAAACCAACCATTTCGGGCGCAGATACCGTGTTGTAGCGGTCTGCGATTGCGCATGCTTGGTTCTTGCTTACGGCTGGGATATCCAACTCAAGGAAGTCAGATGAGTCCCCAGTTGGTGATTGGACATGGAAGCGGACTGCCCACTCTGTGCGGACGCCGTACAAGTCCATTGGTTTGATAATGACACTTGCTTGCACAATGTCACCTTTGTATCTCGGTTTGTCTGTCATGTGTTCATCCTATCCGTTATTAGTGTTTATGACAACTTGCTTTTTCTTGGAGTCGGGGCTGCCGCGTCAGCACTCCATCATCACTTGACCGCCGTCAGTACGGCGCAGTTCGCAATCTTGGTTTTGCTTCAGGACGATTGCCTGTCCAACCTGAATATCAGTTCCGTAGAACTCAACATGGTCGTCAACGGCTGACCTGAGATTGCCACTGCAGTTCACAGTGACGATTCGCCACAGAGTATCGCCTTGGTTTACGACTGTGTTGTCATTTGCTGAATCGCATGTGTATTCCTCTAGGCGATTGCGGAAATCAAACATCAACCAAATAGTCCCGCCGACCAGCGACGCCCAAAAAACGGTGCGCACCATGGTTCTAATTCGTGTGTAGGTATACCTGTCCAAATTGGACTCCTTTGCTACTTGGCTATGTTAGGGATTGTTTGCTTTGTGACTGATGTAGGCGTCAAGAACTTGGCTGAACGACTTTGAACGCTCAAATGCGTATCCGTAGATGACCATTGCGAGTATGGCTGTAACGCTAATGCCCATTCCCCAAATGATTATGGCTACGATTGCCCACATTGCGAGTTTTGTCTTGTCCATTCGTGTCATGCCAATTACTGTATCCGTTATTTGGGACAATTACAACCCCCTCGTGTACAGGTTCAGGACTAGTTGCGCCCCCATCTCCAGTTCGCTCTCGGGGCTGCCGCTGCCATCAACTGCTGAATTCACGACATTTCTCTTTGAGGCGATTAGAGAATAAATTTCCTCGTCAATAGTTCCTGCGCACAGCGCATATGTGGCTGTCACGGAGCCCCGTTGCCCCATTCTGTGCAGGCGAGAGTAAGTCTGGTCAATATCTGCGGGCGTCCAAGGAAGTTCAACAAAAAGAATTTCTTGCGACGCAGTCAGCGTATGCCCCGTCTTGGCTGCTTGAATACTCAAAACCATTACGGTGGCGGAAGACTCTTCCTGAAACTTCTTCTTTGCAGTTTCAACATCTTCTACGCTCATGCCACCTTGTATCTTCAGCCCACCGAAGCGATTAGCAAGTTCATCAACCACATCACGATGGTGTGCAGCGATGACGACTTTAGCCCCGTCCGAAGTTCGCTGCTCCACCCACTCGTTGATGGTTTCCATCTTTGCCTTAGCAGCAAGTCGCCGTAGCACGGACAATCTAATAAGATTCTGTGCAGACTCCGCTTTCATGCGTGCCCTCACTGCAGCCGAGTGTGGTGACTGACCTAGTTCCACTGCTATCTGTTTAGCCCTCTCTACGAGGAACTCAACGATGTCTGCTTCTGCCTTCTTGTACTCAATCATCGGGGCCGACGCGCCAGGGACCAAGAGTTCTTGATGGAAGATTGGTGGTAATTCGGTTAGAACTTGCGACTTTGTTCTACGGATATAACACACACTGCGTAGTTTCTCGTTGAGTTCTTCCAGATTGGAAGCCCCGTCAAGGTGCCACTGTCCCCATTTGTCTTGGAAGGCGGCGCAATACCTGCGGTAGAAACCCCATGTGCCACCGAAGTCTTTTATCTTTCCCAGTATGTCTAACTGTGCGACATATTCGGCTGGTCTATTTGTTACGGGTGTTCCTGTTAGTAGTAATACTACTGCATTTGACTGTGCTGATGCAACTATTTTCTTTGCCGACTTGGTTCGCTTCGCTGTCAAAGTTTTACAGTAATGGCTTTCATCTAACACATACGCACGGTTGCCCTTGAGTCGTGACTCCCAATGGGTGATGTTTGAGTATCCAACAACCAGAACATCGTAAGTCCCGTCGGCTGGAAAGTCTTCTTTCATTCCCTTCCCTGCTGTTACAACTACCACTTTGCGTTTAGGCAACCACTTTTTGTATTCGTTCTTCCAGTTCAGAACCAAGTTGGGTGGGCACATGATTACTGCTGGGTATGAAGCAACCGCTTCTAATGTTGCAATTGCCTGAAGAGTTTTGCCCAATCCCATTTCGTCTGCGATGAAACAACGCTTTGCCTGCGAGGCGTATGCAACTCCTGCCTTTTGGTACGGGAGCATCAGGGCCTCCAGCCCCGTGTCTCCAATTTTTATTTCCGCATGAACAGCACGGCTTGCGTCTTTGAGGACTGAGAGTTCTTTCTTGATTTGACTTGCCTTCACTAGCAAGTCTGATGAAACCTGCTTGTCAAACCGCTCTCCCCAAGAGATTGCCTCAGCGATAGATGTCATCGGGGCTTTCCACGCCCGCGTTTTGCTGTCCCAAGTAACAGAGGGGATTTGCTTTACTGACCTCACCATGACTGGGTCGTAAGGAAAAGAGATGAATATGTCGCCGTCTTTTTCGTAGACACCAATGTCTTGTGCGCCCGTTCGCTTTGGAAGCGTGAACTTCAGCACTTCTGTATCTATTACGAACTTGTACTTGTCGGCAAACTCCCTGACTTCAGCCAGACTCGCCATCGGGGCTCGCCAGATGCGTGCAACTTTGTCCCACTTGCAACCATTTATTCGTTTGACTTCAGCAACTTGATTTGCGTCATAAGGAAAGTCAAGTGCAAGGTGGTCGTCATCTAAGTAAAGTCGCACGGCCGCATCTTAGCCCCGTGTTTCTGAATAGCGGGCAATAAAAAACCCGACTACCGTAATGCTACTAACAAGGACGGTAATCGGGTTTCGGTAGAGAGAGCCTGTCAGGGAACATTTCCATTCCCTGATTAGCGTTATGGGACACTCTTCAGTCTCCCTACCTAAATATCAGTGTATCCGTTATTGGGTACAGTTCCAACCTGCAGGGTGGTTCTCTTGTGAACGCCTGAACTCATTTTTCATGTAGTCAATCCACTCCTCTTCGCTCAACTTCGCCAACTCTTCTTCGGTTGGTTCGTAACCGCGGGGCCACCGCTGCCACTCAGCCACGGGTGGAACTAGTTTCAGGTGCTTCTTTTTCTTTTTACCAGCCACGGATAAACACCTCAAAGAAAGCGTCTACTGTTTCGGCTATTGCGCCTTGTGGTTTTTCCGTTTGGAAGGTCGGTTCATCAAATTCGGGCATTCCAAAGTCGTTGTACTTGTAGGTAACGCAGGCGTGGCGCATCTCGCCAGCCCCGTCAAATGCCAATATCGTCAAACACTCGGATACTGACATTGGGTCTTTTTGGAATGAACGCTGTAAATCTCCTCGTTGGTGATTTGCGATTTCTTGGGTGTCGTTGGTACGGCGGACAAGAGCCTCGCCGATAAACGCACCGTACATTGGCTTGCCCAAGTCTACGAACGCCTTACGAAGCCCGTAGTCAATGATTTCGGGCATTGAGATACCGTCTGCGTCAGGCATTGGCATAGCGCATACGGCTAATCCGTGTTCCTCGGTTATCCACATCATCAACGGCATTCCGTCGGCGGGGCCTCCCTCTTGCTCGCAGAGCGCAGTCTTTGCGCCTTGAGTTGTTGTGACAAGCCGTTCCAAATAACTGGAAAGACTTCGTGGGTTGTCGGCAAATTCGTTGTCGCTCATAACTCTTACACCGTATCCGTTATTCGGCGATATACCAACCCGTCAATGTAGGTCTGGCACTTGTCGCAGTCGTCTGGTGCGTGCGGAGTCCCGCCGCCGAACAACGCCTTGAGCAAGCGTGCTTCCATATCGGAGTACTTGTCTCTGAATATTGCCCACGCAAACCTGTGCGTGTTGTAGTGGTCTTTTATGTTCATCTCACCATCTTATCCGTTATTAGGTACAAACACAACCAGCGCTTTTAGTAAATATAAGCGCCGCGGGGCTCAAAGCCCGAAAGTGTTTTGCGCAAAGGTTTACGGTGGCGGAAAGGAACTCTGAAGGGCGAAAGATTAGTCCCGCCAGCGCAGATGGTGTTCGTACTCCTCTGTCCAGTACTCGCCACACATGGGGCACTCGTAATCAACCATTGTGTAGTTGAGGTTGGGCTCTAAGTCGTACTCGTCTTCCCACTCGTGCTTGCACTTCCAGCAAGTCTGCTCAATCTCCTCGGTCTTGCCTCGCAGGTAAGGGTGGTTGTGGTTCATGGGTTGCATGGCTACTCCTCGTCCCCCTCGTAGTCCGCAGGGCTGTAGTCGTACCTGTCACGATTAGCCTTGTACTCCTCACGGTAGTCCTCGGTCGTCTTGCCAGTACGGCAGGCTTCTGCTTCCTGCTTCATGTCGTAGATGTTGTTGGTGTCCCAATATGACATTTTCACTCCTTGTTAGTTGTAAGTACCAATGTATCCGTTATTAGGTACATTTACAACCTGTTATGACGAGTGTAATCACCGCACTTTGAGCACCGAACCCGCTCATTCGGCAGGTAGTCCCGAGTAGTGATTTCTTCACCGACTGCGTCACGCTTGACACAATACGCCGAGCAATATGTCTTTCCTGTCACTGTGCTTGCGTAATAATGCAACAACTCATTAGGGCGAGTGCGAGCGTCAAACTCTTCTCGGGACTCCCCAGTGCGCGCGCTGGAAGGCGGGTCATCAACCCACTTACCATCAACTGCTTTTTGCGTGTGAACGCCCCAAACATCTTGTCCAAATAATTCAGTTCCTCTCCATGCGTGATTACAACATGGCTTGTCGTCCTCGCACCCGTGCGTGCCAGCCCCGACACTCTTGGCAAGCGCAGGGAAGGTGTTGAGGAATTTGACTACGCAGTCGTGACACATGAACCAGTACTTAGGTCGTCTGCCGTAAGTGTCGTGGTCAGAGAAACCACCGTAGTAGCCAAAGTCCTCGTAAGGCATTACCCAACCGTTGTCGGGAATTGAGTCTTGGTTGTGAGTCGGGGCTTCTGCGCCGCAGGCGTCGCACGGAATGAGTTTGGTCATTCGCACTCGTGCCCGTAGTAGTAATTGTTTGCCTGAACTTCATCAGTCAGGTCAAACACACGCCCGCACTCAACGCACTGGGTCATTGTCTGTATTTCCATAAGAGTAACTGTATCCGTTATTAGGGACATTTGCAACAGCGTGCGTCGGCCCCGCCTAAAGTGCTACTATCTTCGCCATGACTAAAGAGAATGGCGATTGGGACTTTGAGAACAACAACGACTTTGCACGCTTCTTAGAGCGCAAGAACGCTGAGTCGGGACTCAGGGACACGGCTGAGATGCGTAAGCGCATTAGCGAACTGGAGAAACGGATTGCCTCATTAGAGGTGTTAGTGAATAAGTATGTGACTATCTACCAGCCCAATGCAACTGCAAATAAGTCATTAGGTGATATTGCAGGAACTATCGGGGCTCCGCCGTCGGCGTGACGCACCCGATTACTTGTCGGGATTGTCGCACCAGCGGTCGTGCTTTGGGAATGACTCCCCGCACCTCTTGCAACACAGCCACTCGTCGTAGCGGTTGCTTGCTATTGCTTCATCAGGTGTCATAAGAACTCCTAGGTGGCAAGGGCAGTCACCGTACCCCTGCCACCCAAATCTTGTGGTTGTTGGTGACATTCATAACTGTATCCGTTATTAGGTACATTTACAACCTGCCACTCAACCACTCGTGCGTGCGTCTGAAGACGACGCGGCGGCCCCGCTGTGTTAGATACCCTCAAACACTTCGGTTGGCTTCTTTGACACGACTACGCACAAGCGCAATAGTGTCTCAATGTTAGGACTGAAGTGCCCATTCTCAATGCGGTTCACCGTCTTGCGGTCAATGCCAGCATAGTCAGCGAGTTGTTGCTGAGTTAGCCCCGCCTCAATTCTGAAGGCTTTTAGTCGTTGCGTTACTTTTTTGAGTTTTGTTTCCATACCAGAAATCGTATCCGTTATTTGTCCCATTGACAACCTGTGCCTAAACATAAAGTTTCTAATCAAGTTCGGGGCTCCAGGGGAAAGTGTGTTTGCGCTAAGAGTTACGGTGGCGGAAAGGACTTCAGTCATGACCGTCAATGTAGAGATAGGCGTCACCATTGTCTTCACTGCAGAAGTCTTCGTACTTCTCCATAGCCATACAGCGTTTGCACTCAACTTCTACTTCTTTGCCCTCAAATGGCTCTGTAATGAAGAACTCAATGCGCTTTGCTGACCTCTCCCACATATCTGACATCGCCGTTGTGTTGTCTGCGACATACTGTTGAGAGCGTTTTTGGTACTCGGTGTACTCTTCAGTCTCAACGCAGAGGCAGTCTGTTGTTCGCAACGCAGTAAATAACTCTTTTGCGATATGCGACAGCCTAAATGCTTGTTCTATTGCTATTTCGTTCATGGGAATTACTGTATCCGTTATTGGGTACAAACGCAACTACGGGAGCAACTGAGGGGCGGGGCTCCTCAGCGCAGGAAGTCCTGAACGATAATGGGTGTCTGTTCGCCAACCCAAGCACCAATACAGTTGTACTCAATGTACTCCTCTGCCTCTTCGTAAGACATTCCATCTCGGAATACGCAGACATCAACCATTGTGTTGTATGAGTACACGGCTAGAAGTGGCTCGTTTATCCGTTGGGAAAAGCCAATTAGCGCCTCATCAAAGCCGTCCATCAGCAGAGCATGCTCGCCCCGCTCTTCTAGGTACGCCTCAATATCGGCACGGGTGGTTTCTTTAGGGGGGAGTTTGCTACTCATAATGCCTTCCATCTGAAGTCACGGCAAGCCCGCTTTACTTTAGCCTTGCGCTTATCGGGGATAGTAGTAGCACGGGTTCGTGCGCCATCAGCAAAAGCCTGACGGTCTATCTCGTTCCATGACCTGCGTTTCATGAGTACCACTGTATCCGTTATTGGGTATATTCACAACCTACGGATATTGGCGGCGGGGCTGCCCGTGCGGGGGCTTACCGCCTTCCGCACTTCTCGCAGGTGAAGTCATGCTCGTCGCTCAAAAACACTGGCGAAGGCTCGTCTCGCACCGCAGGCTTGTGGTCTATTGCCTTGCGCTCAACGCAGGCGAAGCAATAGTAAGCACCCTCATAGGTGTATCCGACTATGCTCCATGCTTTTCTCATCAGGGTATCCATAATAAGGCAAAAACTCCTTGCCAACGGGGACTGTCACCCTGCCCCCGTTGGCAAAACTTGTGGTTGTTGGTGACGACTATTACTGTATCCGTTATTAGGTACAAAAGCAACAGTTGGAATTAGGCGTAATAACGGATACCGTACTACTTATGAAAAACAGAAAAAAGACACGCCACTCAATGGCAGTCAAGTCAATGCGGTACAAGCCGAAGGACAAGACGCTCCAAGTGACCTTCCGTAATGGCGGTAAGTATGTCTATGCGGGGGTAACGCCCCAGACATGGCAAACCGTTCGTGACGCAGACAGTCACGGGACTGTCGTGAACTCGGTTGTGAAGCCGAACCACGACTTCGTCCGAGTGAACTAAGTTTCTTAGCCCTTGCGCCTTACCCACCCCCAATGCTAGGCGCAGGGGCTAGAAGCCATGTCATACTTGTTTCATGACTGATGACAACTCTGACGCCCCGCAACCCGACGCTGAAGTCGCTGAAGTTGCCGACATGCCAGTAGATACAGAAAAACCGCAGAAGCCTCGCTTTATAGCGAACTTGCGACTGCGGTCTAATTGTTGCCCACGATAACCCTCGGGGCTCTCGCGCTGCTCTTCACCTGTCTTAGGCGTCACCACCCATTGAGAATTGGTCTTGTGCTTCCATCTCCTCAACAATGGCGAGTGCCCGTGAGACTTCCTCGTCAGTGAGAAGTTCAGCGCACTCAAACGCCATTTTCTCTGCCTCTGCGAAGTCCCGCAAGTCTTCAGCCGTCGCCACAAGGGCTAGGGTCATAACCAAACTCTCAAAGACTGTGGTTGGCTTGGGTGCTGTCTGTACGAAGGTGTGTAATTTGTTCATGTACCTAACCGTATCCGTTATTAGCAACAATTCCAACTACGCATAAACTCTCGCACGCGCGCGCGGGGCCGCCGAGGAATTGTGTTTGCGCTAAGGCTAACGGTGGCGGAAAGGGAGTGGCAGGTTGCCCCACCACTCCCCGTTGGACTTGCTGTTAGGCGAACAAGCCGTAGATTGCGTCTGCCAACGCACCACGACCACTGCTGTCAAAGATGAAGTCATCTTCGCCTGCCATACGCATAGCCGAGTGGACTGATGCGTCACGGCTTGCTACGGCGCAGATACTTACACGCCTACGCTCTGGGTGTTGGCTTGGTGGAACTTCGCTGTACTCATCGCCGTTGCTAATCGGGCTTGCCCAACCGTGCGTAACGATAGCGATGAACTCTGCCTTGCTCGCCATTTGTCGTGCCTCATCGGAGTAGATAATGTCGTAGATATCTCCACCCGTGATGGTCTGTGTGAAAGTTCCGTCAGGCGCAACAACCGAGAAGGTTGCCTCGCTTGATGTAACTGATTGCTCTAATGGGTTGGCAGGGAGATATTTCTCCGCAACCAACTGGGTAACTTGCTCTATGTTTGTCATAGGGGTAATGGTATCCGTTATTAGGTATAACGACAACCTTGCGCCTTGCCGTGCGAAGATGGCGCGTCGGCCCCGCTGCTAGAACAATGTCTCTTGCTGGTCTCGCACTTGCTTGTCCACGCAGAAGTCGTGTCTGTAACGCCAATGCTCTTGCTCAATGGAAGTTAGTGTGCGGGACTGCCCCTTCACCCAACCGCTGACGAACCTGATAGTCGTCATGCCTTTGGGGTCTATTGAGCCACCACACAAGTCGCATGAATAAAGGTTTGGCATGTTCATACGACGAGTGTAGCCCCGTTCATTAGAACTCGCTCTCCGAGAACTCTCGTTGCTTCCAACCTGTGCCCGAATAGGTCACTGGAAATATCTCGCTGAACGCAGTGGCAACTTGCTCGCTGATGTCAGTCCAACTTTTTGTCTCGCCGTACACGCTACCGAAGTTCGGGTAAGACGGCATATCGCTGTCCTCTGTGTAGTCGCCGAGTACGACAACTCTGTCACCAACCCAACGCCCGATAATAGACGGGTCAGTTTCTCTGATGATGATGTCGCCGCCGCCCCGCATTGGAGAAGCCGTAATAAGTAGGTAAATTGCTTGCGGAATACTTGCGTCTCCGCTAAAGTGTTCCCACTGCTTAGCACCAAGTCCGAGTTGGTGTGGAGTAAAGAACTCTTTTTTGTCTAGGTTGGCAACGATATGGTATTGACCCATTAGAAGCCTGCTTTCCGTGTTGTGTGTTTCATAAGTAGAAGGGTATCCGTTATTAGCGACAATGACAACCTGCACTCACTAGACGAAGCACGGCAGCGGGGCCGCCAACGGCGTCTCGCTGAGTTGTCTGCTGAAATGGAGAGAGTGTTCGCTCAGTTAGACGAAGCCGAAGCCAAGTTGGCAGAAGCGGTTGCGCTTGTTCAGCGGTCCCGCTTCCGCCGTCTTGACTAGACGACTGGGATAGCCTCTACCCTGAAGTCCACTTTCTCTCGTGTTCCGTCTGACTTCCAAGTGACGAACTCGTCTGCGATAGCCAACCACCTACGGGCGTCGCTCTCGTTGATAAAGAAGACGGTGTCTGTGTTGGTGCTGACGAACGGACTAGGCGTGTCTGCGCCGATTACTTCGCCTGTGGAGACTTTGACACTCCAGTAGGGGATACGGCAGGTTTCGCTAACTTCGTGATTACTGACGCTGACAAAAATGCGCTTGTTCTCACCGCTTGCGTGTATGTGTGTTGTTGTTGTTGTCATGAGAGTAAATGTATCCGTTATTAGGTATAAAAACAACTCGGCAGGGGAGTTACCCCCTGCCTACTCGGATAAGGACTAGACAGCCACGCTGGCTACGGCTACTGCCTCGCCAACCGTGACCCGTGTGTAAGGCTTGATAGACACGACAGCCGTTACGGTGTCGTTGCTGATATCGCCGTTGCCGACAGCCTTGTCAAACGACTTGGTGTCTACTGCGGTCTTGGTGACTGCGGTGAATACCTTGTCGCTGACCTTGCCACGCAGGGCTTCGGTGTCAAACTCACGCTTGGACACTTGCTCTACGCAGACAACGGTTGAGCCGTTGCTGGTCGTTGCACGGGTAATGCCTTGCTGTGCGTAGTAGTCGGTGAGCATAGCCTTAGCCTGCGCCTCAACCGCTTCCGCACGCTTACGGGCTTCATAGGCAGACGCATAAGCGTCTACTATCGCCTGTTCAGGGTTTGGTGTTTGGTTTGTCATGGGTACTACCGTATCCGTTATTAGGGACAAACACAACCTGCCGTGCCCCTCGTGCGTGGGTGCGTGCGTCGGCCCCGCCGCGCTACGCTCGTGCGTGCGCCCGTGCGAGGGTGGTCAAAAATGCGCTCAAAGAACGGACCTCGGGGCTCCGCCCTGAAGCGCTTGCGCTAAGGGTAACGGTGGCGGAAAGGAAAGTAGGGCAGGGGTCGTGATGACCCCCACCCTGTCTCTCCGTTGATTAGAGGTATCTGATGACAGCGTTGTAAGTGCTGGCGTTCACGAACTCCTCGTTCGTCATTTCCAAGACACGAATAGCGTGTGAGATTTCCTCAATTTCGTGTCTGCCTGTGCTCGGACGCTCAGGGCTCTCAGGCTCGGTCATAACGCTCTTTGGGATTTTCACCGTGATAGTGAAAGTCGTTGCGTTTTTGTCGTCCTGATGCCACCTCGCGTAAGTATCTACTTCAGTGACAGTTGCCTTGCCGTTTTTGACTTGAGCAACGACTTTGGACTTCATTTCGTCCATAGCCTTTGCGTGAGCCTTTTCTGCCTTTTCGTAATCGGCAATAGCCTTTTCACGCTCAGCACGGGCACGCTTGAGTTCAGTGATGATTTTTTTGGTGGGGACTTTGACGCTGATAGACTTAGCCATTAGCGACCTCCCTCGGTGTGGTTGTTGTTTTCATAGGTGTAACTGTATCCGTTATTAGGCACAACTCCAACTTGGCATAGGGCTCGGTGCGCATTGTAGGTAGAGCCCCGCCGTTAACACAACGATTAATTTAGGCGTCTAAATGAATTAAGACGGGGCTGAATTCATGAGTTCTTCTCAGCCCAACGCTCGTACGCCTCGTAGTTCGCATCGTTTTCGTGATTGCGCCCAAACTCCTCACACCACTCGTCATAGGTGAGTGAAGTGTTGCGAGGGACTGGAATGAACTGGTGCGCATTCTCAGCCCCGCTGGGGACCCTGCCCACTGGGGGAGCCATATCAGCCTTCCCAAATTCTGTGGAGCAGGAATCCTGCGAACGGGTTGGGGTACTGGACCTTGTCGTTTACCCAACGCTCGGAGTCGGAGTGCTGTGTCTCGCAGTCACGGAATGTCTTCTCGGCAAACTTCTTACCGTTTTTGGAGAGACGAACACGCAGATTGTCTGCGCCATCCTGCCAGACATCCAATTGCCATTCTGATTCAATTCCACCGAAGGGACCGTTTTGTTCCCCACGAATGGAGAGTATTTTTGTGGTTGTAGTTGTCATGAGAGTCACTGTATCCGTTATTAGCCTCAATTGCAACCGCATGCTGCATGCCGTAGACGCCTCAGCCCAGCGGCCCCGCTTCAGAATTCTCAACCACGAAAACATTCTGAATTGACAAAGGTGCGGGGCCACTGGGGGCAAATCTAATATGCGCTAAGAGGCACGGTGGCGGAAAGGAACCTAGACATCTAGGTAGACGCCTGTGTAGACGACGACCTGTCCAGCCCCGTCTACTTCCACCTGCGCTTCAGGCAGGTGCTCATGTAGCCAGTCTTCAAACTGCTCCAGTGCGCTCTGAACCATGTGCTGTGGGATGTTCACTCGTCATCCTCGTCTCCGTAGGTGTCCACCTGAAACTCTTCTGTGTATGTGTGAGGCTCTTCTGTGATGAAGTAGCCAATGCGATTGACCATGCACAAGCCTGTGACGATGTAAGTGCCGTTGTCGCCGTCTACCCAAGTCCAAACATTGTCCTCGTTGTACTCACGGACGAACTCAAACTCGTCGCCGTAAGTCTCAAAGAGAACGCCGTCCTCGTCGTCTGTGCCCCAGCCTGCACTTGGGTTGATGTGGTTTTTGATGGGCTTGTACTTGGCTTCCCAAGTATCTACCGCTTTGTCGTTGATTGTTGTCATGCAAATAACTCTATCCGTTATTAGCCATAGACACAACCGACCACTTTGGTTCAGTTAGGTTGTGGTTCTCGTCGTAGTAGCCGTCGTTGCCCCAGCGCAAGTCCCGCACCCAAAAGTGCTTTCTGCTGTTGGTTATGCCAGCGATAACAAACTTGGTGACTGTACCACGGAACTTTCGTGCGACGATGTCCCCGTGCTGAAGGTTGAGTCTTTCTTTCTCGCTAATCATCAGTCAATCTCCTTGTAGGCAATGCTGTACGCTTCAACAACGAAGTCCTCGTGGCTTACGGACATGTAACTGTTCATGAAGCCTTTGATTTCGTCTTCGCCTGACGCATAGAAGAAAATGTAGATGTCTGCAACGCCAAATGTGTCGCCGACAATGTCACCTTTTTCGTCTGCTACTTCCTCGCCGAACGAGAAATAGGCATTGAATGTTTCGCTCGGACTACCGTCGTCCTTGTAATACACTTCGGCATGTGCGCCGATTGCTATCTTGTTTGTCATGCCATCAATGTACCCGTTATTAGGCACAATGGCAACCTGCCATCCAATTGCGTTTTGATGGCGTGCCGTCAGCCCCGCCAGGCTAACGCTATTGCGCTAACTCTGACGGTGGCGGATAGCGAACCTAGAAGTCGCCCGCTTCGTAGATTGCGTAGTTGAGGTAGTCCCATATCTTGTTGTTGATATGTTCGTAGCCCTCGTTGGCATCAAAGTCGTCTACGGCTTTCTGCCATTGTTCGTCCGTGCATGGATTGTTGTCGGCGTCAAAGAATAGTTCCTTGCCCCACCATGAGATACATAACTCATCGTCGGGCTTGTAGAACTTGCTCAACACCTCAATCGCTTCAGAGACTTTCACGGTCTACCAACTTGACTGGTAGGTGAACCCGTAGTCTTCGGGCGTGTGGGTGAGCGTGTCTGTCAGCATTTCAATCGTGCTGTCAATGTCCTGCCAGTACCACTCGTCAATTTCGTTAGAGCCAAAGAAGAAGCCCTCGCTTGGCGGGAGATACTCGTCGGCAAGAGAGCCGTCGGCTTTCACTTTCTTGCAAGTGTCAAGAAGTTTCTGCAACTGCTCACGGTCTACAGAGTATTCCCTGCAGTTGTCTTCGCCGTCCTGAACATTGTCCACGAACCATTTGTGGATTTGGTTAGCCTTGCGCCAGTAAGCGACCTGAAAAGTCACATTACCTGACGGCAAGTCCTTTCTGATGAACTCGTCTGCCTGCATGATTTTGACGATTTCGTCAAACTGCTTGCTGGCTTCCTCGCCCCGCCACTCCGCTTTGGAGATGTACTTGTTTGCGTAGAGATACATGTCTAAGCCCATGTCGTTATTGCCTTTCTGCGTTGATACGCAATTGGATTACTTCGCAGGTGTTGATAGTTGCCCGCCAGTATTCGTGGTCTATTGAGTTCTCCTCATAGTTCTCTTGGCAACGCTTTGCGTAGTCAATCAAACTATTGAGTGTCTGCTCAATTTCTGTAATGGTTGTTGTTGTCATGTCAGTAATGGTATCCGTTATTAGGCGTAATCACAACACTTCAACATCAACCGCTTGCTCTACTTCGCTGTACTTCACGAGCGTGTAGATGTCCCCAATGAATGACTCAAGTGCGTACTCAACCAATTCTTTTTCGGTCATCGGAGTCCCGTCCTCGCCCATTAGTTCCATGACAGAGTCCTCGTCGTAGGTGAACTCAATTTTTACTTTTGCGATGCGCCCCATTATGCGTTCTCCAATGGGGTAGCCCACACGCCGTAGGCGTTGTGGAAGCACGCATTACACATGAAGTCTTTTGAGTCGCCGTCATACACTGGGTATGCGTGTTCCTCACGCACGGTCATTTCGTCGCCACACTCGTTACAGTTGGCGCGGTCACCGTGAATATGGACTACGCCATGCAGGTAGGGACGGGAGTTGATTTCTGTTGTGTCGTTCATGTCAATCACTGTATCCGTTATTAGGTACAATACCAACTAGTACTTGTCCCAGTCATAGTTGGCGTTCTTGTACGCAACTTCCTCAGAGCAGACACCGACTACGATGCCCGTCTCGCCGATAATGATGCGACTGCAGCGCCCACATACATAGTGGTCGTTAGTCCAAGCGGGTGTTGGGGAGACTATTTCTCCCCAAACCTCGCATGAATAGAAGCCCTCGTAATGCGGTTCGTTGCCACACAAGCACCTGAACCAGTCGTGGGTGATGTCAATCCACTCTGACGGCTTAGTAGTCGTCATCGTCTTCGTCCTCGTCGTCGTACCAGTCTGAGCCAGCACCTTGCGGAATGAGAGCCATGAAGCCAGCGTTAGGGTCTTCGTGGTTCGTCTCCACCGCATAGATGAAGCGGAGTTGGCACGAGTCGTTCCACCAGTGCTTTATCTTCGTCAACATTTCTTGCGTTGAGCCAGTAAAGTTGCACGAGGTACTGCACTCTTTCTCGTTGTAGTTCTTGCTGAACCACTCCCTCTGCTCGGCGTCCATCGCAAGATAAATCTTGTGACAGCCGTCAAAGGCAATCAGTTCTGCGGACTGGAGCGCATCTTCTACATCGCCCCAGTATTCTTCCATGGTTGTTTCGTGGGTTGTTTTCATGTGGTATACCGTATCCGTTATTAGGTGCAATGACAACCTGCTCCACCGAATGCAGCATCCCAGCCCCGCTGTTGTCCAGAATCAGGGACCAGGGGCGGGGCCTTCTGGGACCTGTGAAATTTGTCAAATATAAAAAGTTTTGCGGCGAGGTTGTGATTCACATGCGCTAAGGGTTACGGTGGCGGAAAGCATTGAGGGCTACTACTAAGAAAAGGAAAATACCATGCAACTAGTAAACACAGCAGACATTGAAGGCGCAGTAACACCAATCAAGTACGCCCGTACACCAGATGGCAAGATTGACTACAAGGCATACTGCGGATTGACAGGCAGCATCAAAGCAAACGGACTTACAGTCAATGTTCGTATCGTTGATGCTCGTCGCCGCTACGGACACCTTGACCTGCAAGTAACTCCGATTGACGGGGCCGACACAGTCTGGGTTGAACGCAAGAACATCGTTATCAACGACGACCCAGCAAACTCTGTTACACCCCTGAAAAGCACGCAGAAAATTCTCATCAACGGCAAGGAAGTAACTGGAGAAATCTCGGACTCAGTCCTTGAGCAACTCTCGTTGGCTGGCGCTGTTATCCAAATTCACTAGTTGTCGTTATGTCTAATAACGGATACAGTTATTGACATGCCAAACCATTGTGAAAACCAGATGAGGGTCAAGGGTAGTAAGTTAGCCCTTGATAACTTCATACAACAGATAACACGAACACGCATTGAAGATGATGGAACAGCGAATACATTCATTGACATCGCTCATTGCGTAAAGCCAATCCCTGCGGATTTGCAAATCACTAGTGGCTCATTCGGTAATAACGAAGATGGGTCTCCAAGTGAAACGCAACTCGCCTATGACCGACTCTATGCTCAGAACAAAGAGAAGTATGGATTCAGTGATTGGTACGGGTGGTCTAACGCCAATTACGGAACGAAGTGGGGCGACTACGAGGGGACTCTGACTAGAGACTCCGACAACGAAGTCACCTACACATTCACTACCGCATGGTCGCCATTCAACGAATCCTTTATGGAGTACTTCGCTGAGAAGTTCCCTGAACTGAATGTGGTTTATACCTACTCAGAAACAGGCATGAACTTCATGGGTTGCTACATCATTGCTGAGGGAGATGGAATCGTCTACAGTGCCGATTCAGAAATCCCTGACATTGAGGAGTCGTTGGACGACGACGGAGAACCCAACTGGGAAGAACACTACGAAAAGGTGAATGAGGCGATTCATGCCTACAACAAATTCGTTGAGACAATCGCTCCGTTCTAACTACAACTTGTAGGGAACAACATCCTCTTCAATCGGCTTGACCTTTGGTGATTCTTCACCGAGGTCTTGCTGAGGGGCTGGTGTCTCTTCAACAACGGGGCTCGCCACTGGCGCAGCCACCTTCTTTGCGGCTGGCTTTGCGGCTGCAACCTTGACTTCCTTGGCTGCTTCCTCACGCTCTACGGCATTTGGCTCACCGACATAGTGCTTTGGCTCAGTGGCCCCGAACTCTGGTTTTTGATTTTTCTTATGCATATAAGCATAAATAATACCATAATGGCAGGTAGCAGTTTGTCCTAATAACGGATACATTGAGGTACATGAAAACATTCATTTACCAAACCAGCAGAGACATCAACTACGAATTCGTAGTGAAAGCCGAATCACAGGAACAAGCCGACGAGGTTTTTCAGAACATGACCGACCAGCAACTCCGAGAGAGCGTCCTCACTTTTGAGGTGGGCTACTTTGAGCCGATTGCATGGGACATCACCGAAATCACCGACGGCGACATTCCAAAGCCAATTTCCAATGAGGTAGACCTCATGGTGCGGGTGGTATGAAATTTACCGACTCGTTCATAGAGGCACAGTCTGCTCTCCTTTGGGATAAAGCCAAAGGGGAGTACGGCAACGCTTTTGATGTCCCCCGTGATGAGCGTGACGACATCTACGAAATAGAGCGTGCCCTGTTTATCCTGAAGAAGTGGGATGGCAACAGCAGTCCCGTCAAACTGTTCCGTGACTACATGGTTCGTGACCGTGCCGTCACCTATGTACTGGAGACATATGCACCCGACTTTGCCTCTGAGGCTCCAAAGGCTGACGAGATTGTCAAGACTGAGAAGCGTTCTGACAAGTACGCCAAGTTGGACAAGTACGCCAAGGAACATGTGTTTGAGCAGTTCACCACTGAGCAACTGGTTGAAATCTCGGGACTGTCGTATCCGACGGTCGTCAAGTACCTCAAGGTGACTGGTTCGTACCGTGCTATCAAGCGCGGACTGTGGGAAGCGCGCGATGCCAAGGCTGACCGTGAAGCAGGGTTGTGATTACCGCTAATAACGGATACATTCATTTACATGGAAACACAAACAACACCACAAATTGAAAAACGCACAGGCTTGCCCGAATGCTGGCAAGCACTAGAAGATTGTCTGCATGCAGGCATTGACCGAGTAATCCTCTATGGTCCTCCAGGAACTGGCAAGACCTTTGCTGGGATGAACTACGGCAATGTGGCGAACGGTGCATACCGTGTCACATGTACAGACGACATGACAGACCTGCAAGTCACTGGAGCGTTGATGCCTACGGGCAACAATGGCGCATGGGGCTGGATTCAGGGAGCCGCTCTAAAGGCTTGGAAGACTGGCGGTCGTCTCGTCATTGACGAAATTGACAAGGCTGGCGCCGATGTGTTCGCTTCATTGCTCAACATGTTGGACAGTCCTGAATCAGCATCGTGGGAGCAACCAAACACCAATCAGGTTTACCGACCACAAGCAGGATTCTCTGCAATCATGACAACCAACATTGAAGACATGGCTGAATTGCCTGAAGCGCTTGGCGACAGATTCCCTGTTGCGATTCGCATCAACCAGCCACATCCCGATGCAATTGCACTGCTTTCTCGTGACTTGCGCACCATTGCGGTACAACTTGCTGATGCAGGTGAACAGCGTATCTCATTGCGCAAATTCATGGCATTTGACAAGTTGCGTGAGAAGTTGGGCGACGAGCAGTCAGCAAAAATCATCTTCACCGACCGTGCATCATCAATCCTTGATGCAATGAAAGTGAATTCAATCTCATGAGCAAAAAGGTAAAGCAGATTGCTGAGCCTAACTTCATCACACGCCGAGACCGAGAAATGGGTCGTTGGACAGTTGAAGAATGCGCTCCGAAGAGAGGCGAAGCATACACAGACCCAATTGGTCGCCGTGTAGTAGCGCCGATTGGAACCAGTGAGTTGGACAGATTGATTCGTGCGCATGAACTCATGCATGCAAAGATTTCTCCAGCAGACGATTGGGAACAGTGGGTCAACCGTGCAATCGCAACAAAAGATTCAATGATTGCTGTTGAAGAGGTTCGTGTGAACATGGCTTTGACACAACTTGGGTTTGACTTGAGCGGTCTCACTGACAACAACGAAGATGCAGACGGAGAGTATTGCGCAATCCATGAACAGTGGGATGCTGCAGTGCGATTCGCTGTGGGTACTGCTGGTACAGGCGGTGGCAAAAAATTCTTGGTTGGCGTACGCCGACATAACAAGAAGTGGGCTGACGCTTTGGCAAAAATTCAAAAGCGTGTTCTCAAAGAACTTGCTAGTGCAGAAAAGAAACGGAACAATCTCTATTCAACACGAGTAAGTCGTTCAGGGATTGCACCCGAGGGTTTTCTCCATGTTGAACGCCTTGGCGAATACATTGACAGACTCACAGAACATCCACCACAAGAAGAAGCACCTACGCAAGCAGATGCAACCAGTGGCGAAACAGAATCAGAAGACGACGGTGACACTACAAAAGTCGGCGTTGGGTCTACAGAAAAAGTAAACGACCCAACCAAAGATTACAAAGAAGTGTTGCGTGAAATCGTTCCGATGAATGACGACTCGTGGAGAAACATGGGCGAGTGGTCAAAACTGGTTTGGGGCAAGGTCCCATTGCATCGTGTTGCAAATGGCAAACTTGGTCGCAAGCGTGTTGCTTCAGCAGTTGGCAAGAATCCACGCCGTATACAACGATTACTCACAGACCCGCAGATGCGTGTGTTTGACAGAGTGCAACGAGGTAGCGGTGGAGTCGTGTTGATTGACGGAAGTGGCTCTATGACTTTGTCACATAAAAATGTTTTGAGAATTCTTGAAGCATCACCAGGCGCTATTGTCGCAATCTATTCAGACATGGACGAGGGTAAAGGCGAGAAGCCAAACATTCACATCCTTGCCAAGGACGGGAAAATGGTTGCTTCAGACAAAGAGATGCCTCGCTTTGGCGCTGGCAACGGTTGTGACTTGCCTGCACTTGAGTGGGCAATCAAGCAACGAGAGCGTGGCAGTACTCCAGTCGTTTGGGTAACAGACGGTGGCGTCTGCACTGCAGGTGGTGGCTGGGCTCCTCGCTTGGCTGTCGCTTGTATCAAGACTGCGCAGAAACATAATGTTCTCTGTGTGGAAGATGCAGACGAAGCAGTTGATGCGCTAAAGAAACTCAACTCACGCAAACCAGTGGAACGAAAGTGGCCTGAATACTTTAGGCACACGATTGAAAACATTGGTGGAATGAGTAAACTTCAGTCAGTCGGCAGGTAACAGATGTGGCGTGCGCACTTTCGTGGTTGTTGGGGCGCACGCCGAGTAGACGGACTGGGAATTCACACTTTCGCAGATGGGACATCTCATCTGGTGGTTCTCAGTTCGTCTTCTCAATAAACGAGAACGCGGGGCCGAAATGCGGCCGCAGGTTATTCAAAGCCTGACGGTGGCGGAAAGGACTACGACTTGTTGTTTATAAACGCTCTGTCCCATATGCGAAGGAACTGCAACATCCAAACGCAGTAAGAAACATTTGACCAAGACACATAACCTGAAATTACACCGCTGTTATTTGCGGTCCTCAGAACAAACCAGAAGACAAAGGAATACAAAACATTGGAAATACAAAAGAAGAACAATCCAAGAGTGCGTGCTGATTTAGTTCCGCCATCAACTGACGGCGTTGGCGCGTCCCACATATCAGACCATCACATTCTTGCGAACGATTTGATGAACGCGCTGACGGCTCAAATCAAATTGGTCCGCGATTTGGCGGAGAGACTTACCGCTGCTGTGGAGTTCCATGATGAGAACATTTCTGTCGGAGTTAGTGGACGGACCAGGACGCAACGGTCCCCATTGCCATCCATTGAGCGACTCAAGAGAAGCGATGCGCGCAGGAGCAAGTTGCCCCTTGCGACGGCGCTGCCGAAGGTAACCAACCCAGGCACCAAGCGGGACTTCAGTTCCTTCAACAAACTCAGTGTGCACGGCAGGGACACGGAGGTGGCCTTCCCGTTCGCTGAAACCATTGAGTGCTTTAAGGGTCAATTCAAACCGCGTGATGTTGTCCATGTCAAGGACAATAGCAAAGAAGTAGCGAGCGCCAGGCTAAATCCTCTGCGCTTCTAGAAAAAATCTCGGGGCCGCAGCAAAGCGCGCTTCATTCAAAGGTCAACGGTGGTGGAAAGGAATTCCACGGAGGTAATATGGATGACATGGAATATCAAGAGGATGACAATTTCCCAACAACTGAGTTTCTGGACCATGTGACCAAGGAGTTGGACATCAAGGACCCGCATCACATCGGCGCGGTTCAGGACAAGGACTCAGGTAAGTACATGGTTATGTATAGAGTCCCGATGGTTTCGCTTGAAGATGGCCACACACCCCAGGTGTTTGCAACCTTTGATGACAAGCGCTATGTCGCAGTATTTCCAGATGAACTTATCCAAAGTGTTGTGGAAGATTTACTTGAACAAGGAGATAGCGAAGAAGAAGTAAATGAAGCCATGATGGAGTGGCTGGGCAAATGGGTCCCGTCTTTAATGGAACAAGTTGATTCACTGCCGCCGCTGCGGATTGAATAACTCTGGGGAGAAAGCCGCAAAGACCTAACCACCGAAGAAACACTGCTCTACGGCTTCCTCAACCCAGAACCAGGGTAGAAAGGGTAACCATCCCTGGCGCGTATAACAGTAACACGCTGCTTCGTAACTTTTTTGTAA